ATCTCCCATGTGTGAAGTCTCTATTGCATTAGCTTCAGAAGATAGTGACCAATTGGTTACTTCAGTTACATTGTTACCTGTTGATGCACCTGTTGCTGTGTTAAAGTGGAGTGCTCCACCTTGTCCTGCATATGTTGCCATAATTATACCTCTCTTTAGATATTATAATAATATTCTATGCTGAATATCATTCTACAACTAGCATAAGGTTCTGATTCACCTATTTGAACTAGTTCTATTGTTGTTAAACTACAATCCTTTGCAGTCCCACCTAGAGTTTTATCCAAAGCCAAATGGCTTTCAATAGCATCCACTACTAGATTTCTTTGTTTGTCTCTTTGTGTACCACCAACAACAACCACACAATCAATTTCCATCATACTTCTTCTGGTTCTTATTGCGCCCATTGTTAGGTTTTCTCTGTCTTCACTGACAGTTTCAACATAAACAGCAGGAAATGCTGTCTTTGGTAATTCAGAAACAATAATTGGATCTCTTTGAACAACACCAAGTTTAATTGTGTTCATAGATTTCAAAGTAGAAACAAACTCACTAACTATACTCTCTCTAGACATTATCTGTACAACCTATCTTGTCTAATTCTATCAACTTCAGTATCAGGATCAACTGATCCACTTCCGTCTTTATCATAATCAATACCTAAACCAAATTGCATATCAAATTCTTCATTGAATCTTTCTTTGTAAAAAGTAAGTTGTTCTCTAAAGGGATCACCTTCTGGTCTAAATGTAGATAGTTTGGGCAGTATATAAGCATATAATGCCTTGTATACTGTAGATTTTGTCCATTGAGATTCTGTTAGCCTTGCACTATTGAAATTACTTGGATTTTCATATCTGTTCCAATATTTTATTCTGATCATACTGATTACATCAGTTTCAGCCAATGCTAATTCTGATGACCAGTCATCTACACCCTGATCAAAGACTTCAGGTGCAAAAGTGTGTAAGTTTTCATTTGTAGCCATTGCCATTATAAATCTCCATTAGTGTTAGAGGGCCTAAGCCCTCTAACTACAATTAATGATTATACATTAATCATTCTGATTGCTCTTGAATTGTCAATCATTGCTGGTTTTGCGTGTATACTTGCTACAACATCATTACCAACTGCCGCTGTTCTTCTGCCAATTTCAATGTCAACATTTTTTTGCATTGCAATTCTTAATGCATCTTGCCCAAAAATGTAACCTGAAGTGTTAGACGCTGTAATGTTTGAACTTACAAACATTTGAACGCCTGCAACTGACCCAATGTAACCAGTTCTTAATGCTTCAGTTTGGAAATCACCACCTGCATAAGCCGCTACACCAATTGATTTAACAACTGTGTTTGCTTGTGCTGGAGTAATGATTGAGTAAAGCTGACCATTTTCACCGTTTGCTCTAATTTGAGCAACTGAATCAAAGATTGCATCTAAAGATAGAGGTACACAGTTTGTTGTAGAATCAAAAGATGTATCTAGAGCCGCATAAACTGCTTTATCAAATGCAGTTGCTACTGAACGCCCAAGTAATCTACCAATTTCATTTGGATCAATATTACCTAAATCTCTAACTACAGCTCTTGCCGCTATTAGTTCACAAACAATGTTGTTTTTAGTGTCAGAAATTGTCTGAGCATCTAAATCAACACCTGGGTTAGCTTCTGAGCTAACTGTTTGTGCTGTTACTTTTGCTAATTCAGGAACTTGTAATAGTCCTGAAGGAGCGTTTACTATTGGAATCATAGTACCACCTAAAAATAGTGATGATTCCTCTGCCGCAAATACAGTAGCGGCTAATACTGGTACACTTAATGCATCTACATCAAGGGCACTTACATATTTTCCATTTGCCATTTTAATATCTCCTAGTTAAGAATGACTATACTAAACCTTTTTGCCTCATCTCTTTGTATTTGAGACGGTGCTCTGGGTTCCGCATATCTAGTTTTGAAAGATCAAATTTCTCACTTGATCTAGTGTCAGTGTTTCCGGTAGACCCTGCACCACTAGGTCCAGCAACTTTAAAGTAACTGTGTTCATTTAAGAACTCATCAACCAATGTGCCTACTGATAAAGCATCACCTTTGTCATCAAATCTAGCATTGCCTTCATTGTCAACTACAGTAACAGTACCTTCATCTGTCATCTTAATGTTGTTTCTTAATAGTGTAGCTACATGAGCTGGGTTCACTGCCTTAGCATTTGAACTTGCACTAATAAGAGCGCCATCTACTTTGATCTTTTCTAATTCAGATCTAAGTTGGCCAACTTCTTTTGCACTTTGTTGTTTAGTTTTTTGCAAAACTTTATCAAACTCTTGCCTTTTTATAAGTTGCTCTTCCTCAATTTGTGTTTTTAAACTTTTTAATTCATTATACTCATTTAAATTCACATCTGCATACTTTTTAGTAGCCTGAGAAAGCCTTTTTTGAAGAATTCCATCAAGTTCATCTTGAGTAAAAGTCTTCTCCTTAACCTGGCTATCATCACTACCAGCTTCTGTAGAGCCAGTGTCTACTTTGCTGTTTTCAACTATGGCGTTTTCAGTTTCCATATCAACATTTCTCCTTTGTTATTGTGGGTAACAAATACCTTATTCACTTTGTGTGAAATAACTTTGTATCTCTGGATGTAACTCCAGAATTTGTTCATTAGTCAAACCATCTACTTCTATCATCTCTCTCATATGAGCTATCATATCTGTAACTGTTTCCATTGGCGGATGTGCATTTGGATTAATTGCTTCATCAGCCATTGGTTGTGTTGACTCCTGAACTAACTGTTCTTGTTTTGACATAGTAGATTGAATTTGATTCCTTACAGTTTCATCTTCAATCAACATATTAGCTATCATTTTTTGCATTTGTATTTTAAATTCATCATTTTGAACTGTATCAATTGCTTTTTTGTATAGCTCTAAGTCACTATGTTCATCTCTTATGTCAAATGTCTCAGCATATTCAATACTGAAATCTTTTGGTTGATCTATATTCATCCAATTGAACCAAAGCTTCCAAATCTTTTGCTCTGTTTCATGTAAT